ACGCGGAACAGAAAACGGAAATCCATCCGCAGACGCTTCGTGCCTTTGTCAAGGAACGTGTTGAGAATGGTGACGACTTCCCAATGGAGTTATTCGGCGCGTGGGTCGGACAACGAGCAATTATCAAGAGGAGTAAATAACATGGCTGACAAGAAAAACGAAGTTGCTGAAAAGAAAACAGCAGAAATAATCGCATTCGATCCAACAATGTTTGAAGAAGATGCCGGTATGGGTATGGAGAATATGGGGCAAGAAGATCTTGCACTACCGTTCCTCAAGATCCTGTCCGGACTTGACCCTCTTTTGGACACGCATGAGACTGCTCGCAAGGGCGACATTTACAACACTGTCACAGGGGCCGTACACAGCGGTAAGGAGGGCCTCAAGGTCATTCCGTGCGCCTATCAGCGTCGGTTTATCCAATGGGCTCCTAGAGGCCAAGGAACGGGTGGCCCGACAGCCATCTACACTCCGGGAGAGGCAATCCCAAAGACAGAGCGTTCGTCTGAGGATAACAAGGAGTATGTGCAGGACGGGTCCGGTGAGTACATCGAAGAAACCCACCAGCACTTTGTGATTGTAACTCANACAGATGGTTCGTCTGAAACAGCTTTGATTGCGATGAAGTCCACGCAGTTAAAGAAAAGCCGTAAGTGGAACAGCATGATTTCGTCGCGAGTTATGCAGGGTAAGAACGGCCCGTTCACGCCGCCACGCTTTAGTCATGTCTACAACTTAAAGACTGTGTCAGAGGAAAACAGCAAAGGAAGCTGGCACGGTTGGGAAATGAGCCTTGAAGGTCCGGTACAAGATGCCGGTGTCTACGGACAGGCCAAGACGTTTGCCAAAAGCGTTACAACAGGCGATGTGGTTGTAAAGCATCAGGACGAAGCCGCAGTGAACTCGTCAAACGACGACTCTGACGTACCGTTCTAAACAGTTGGGGTGGTAGGGTCCAATACCTGCCACCCCATCCTTTTTGGGGGCAATCTATGTCTATACAAAAGTTTCAACATATATTCCGCGGCCTTGAAGCGGCGTATGGCACCTACAAGGTGGAGAAAACCCAAGCAAATGGGAAGAACTCCGGCAGGGCGGCTATCTTACGCGAACCACGAACCACGGAACTATGGGAAGGCCATCTTTCAGGAAAAGGTGCGGCCATTGGTATTATTCCAATTAACGAGAACAATCAATGCGTCTGGGGATGCATCGACGTTGATCAATATCCTTTAGACCACAAGCTTCTTATACAAAAGATTAGGAAGCTCAAGCTTCCGTTAGTTGTCACCCGCTCAAAGTCCGGCGGGGCGCATTGCTTTTTGTTTACTTCCGAGTGGATAGACGCAAAAGATATGCAGTCTACCTTACAACAAATAGCCGCGGCATTGGGCTATGGCGGTAGTGAAATATTTCCAAAGCAAATCAAGCTACACTTGGACCGCGGAGATGTAGGCAACTTTCTAAACCTACCTTATTTTGATGCAGAAGACGGCTTGCGGTACGGCTTTGATGACAAGGGCGTCAGCATCTCGTTAGACGATTTTATAGCGCAGTACGAGAAGTACAAGCAAAACCCAGAAGAGGTGCTGAAGCTACAGCTATCTGACAGCGACAAAAGCGCAATCGTCATGCGCGACGGTCCTCCGTGTTTACAACATTTGTGCAAAGAGTTAATCAGCGAGGGCGGGCGTAACAACGGCCTGTTCAATATAGGGGTGTATCTTCGTAAAGCATTCCCCGACTCTTGGGAGACAGAGATACTAAGGTACAACAACGAGTTCCTATCCCCACCTTTGCCGCTTAACGAAATTAATATCATAGCTAAACAGCTTGAGAAAAAAGAATATGCCTACAGATGTAGCGACGCACCTATAGTCTCGCATTGTAATAAAGAGCTTTGCATGACCAGAAAACACGGCATAGGTGCCGCGGCCCAAGGGGCTGTAGTTGCAAATCTTAGAAAGTACAACTCTACGCCTCCGGTCTGGTTCATGGATGTAAACGGCGAGCCGTTGGAGTTGGACACGGAAGCTCTGTTGTCTCAACCCTCGTTTCAAAAGGCTTGCATGGAGCAACTTAGCTTTATGCCTCGTACAGCAAGTAAGGTTGTGTGGGAAAGTCGGATTGGTGCGATGATGACCGAGATGCGGGACAATGATGCGTCTATTATAGAAGTGTCAGAGGATGCCAGCATCAGTGGTCAGTTCTATGATTACTTAGAAGAGTTCTGCCGTCATCTGCAACAGGCCAAAGACCGCGAAGAAATCCTGCTTCGCAAACCTTGGACAGATGAAGAAACAGGGAAAACTTACTTTAGACTGCGGGACTTTGAGAGTTTCTTAAAGAAAAACAAGTTCTTTGAATACAAGTCACACCGCATAGCGCAGAGACTGCGGGATATTGAGGGCTCTGCTATTCAGTTGAAAATTAAAGGACGGGTAGTTCGCGTTTGGGAAATACCAGCCTTTGATAACGCAGATTTTGATATTACTTTAAAAGATTTTGATACAACGGAGGTGCCGTTCTAATGCTGTTAGCCGATGGATTTGAAAAAGCCTTTATAGGCATAGCTCATAGAGCTTGTCAGGAAGATGTCGTGGCTTACGACTATGACAAGTGTATAGCCATTCTTTGTGAAAGGGACGGCATGGAGTACGACGAGGCCGTTGAGTTCTTCTGGTTCAACACGCTAGGGGCGTGGGTGGGAGACAAAACCCCTATTTTTATTAAGCCTATGGCCGACATAGAAGAGTTGTACGATGAAGAAATTTGAACGCAACAAAGAGATACGTCGTTTGCGGAAAGAAAAGAGGATGACCCTTGCCGCAATCGGGGCCAAGTTTGGTTTGTCCAAGCAACGTGTACATCAGATTGTACAGGAAAAANCTAATGTTTAGATACTTCGGACCNCCCGGAACGGGNAAGACCACAACGCTAATCAATCAGGTGGAGAAAGCACTTGGAGCGGGTATACTTCCCAACCAGATAGGGTTCTTTTCTTTTACCAGAAAAGCGGCTGAAGAAGCGCGGGACAGGGCGGCGGCAAAATTTAACCTAGACCCTAAAGAGCTCCCCTTCTTTCGTACNCTGCACAGCATGTCTCTTGCCATGAGTGACATACGAAACGAGCAGGTGATGCAGAAAGAGCATTACAGAGAGCTAAGTCAAATCATGGGCTTTGAGCTTTCAACCGACAAACGTATTGACTACAACGATGACATACCCAGCATAGTCAGAGCTAACGACCCTATCTTAGGTGTTATAAACCTAGCTCGCTTGCGTAAAGTAGATCTGCGAGATCAGTATAACGAGACAGAGCTCAAGCACTCGTGGAACACGGTCAACTATGTTGCCAAATCCCTGCTTGAATACAAGAAGCAGAACGAGGTCTATGACTTCACCGATATGCTTGAGCAGTTTGCACAAGGCGCAGACCGGTACTGCCCGCGATTTGCCCTGACCTTCCTAGATGAAGCGCAAGACCTGTCTGCAATGCAGTGGGACATAGCTCACGCATTAGACGCTAAGTCAGACCGTATGTACTGCGCGGGGGATGACGACCAAGCCATTTACCGCTGGGCCGGTGCGGATGTAGACCAATTCATAAATCTGGACGGCGGGTCTGAAACCTTGTCACAATCATACCGAATACCCAAAGCAGTACATTTTTTAGCTAGTATCGTAGCTCGGCGAATACGAAACCGGTATCCTAAAACTTACAAAGCTAAAGATTTTATGGGCAAGGTGCAGAACATCTATTCCGTCAGCGAACTAGACATGAGCAAAGGGTCATGGCTGATACTAGCCCAAGCCGGTTATATGTTGGCTCCCGTGGCTACCGAACTAAAAGCCGATGGCTACCTGTTCGACTACCGCGGCTCACGGTCCATATCCGAAAGAGTGAGCGAGGCCGTCAACGGCTGGGAGCAACTACGCAAAGGCCAACAAGTGACTGGCGCAGTGGCCCGCACTATATATAGTTATATGACCAGCAAGGAACGCATACACCGCGGCTTTAAAAAGTTACCTACGCTTGGTGATGAAGACATGGTGACGCTCGACCAACTAATCGCGGACCACGGCCTGATGCCACAGAAAGATCTTTTAACGCCGATACAAGACTGTATCTGGCATGAGGCGATGGATAACATACCGTCTACCGAAAGAGCGTACATCACGGCTTTACTGCGCCGCGGTGAGAAGTTCAATGCAGAGCCCCGCATCAAGGTGTCCACGATCCACGGGTCAAAGGGTGGCGAGGCGGACAACGTGGTATTGTTTACTGACCTGTCTACAGCATCAGAAGAAGAGTTTAGAAAGAACCCCGACGACACGCACCGTGTCTTCTATGTGGGGGTTACCCGTACCAAAGAAAACCTGTATCTTGTAGAGCCACAGGACCTAGCAAAGAGTTATGATTTGATATGAAATATGAAGCTTATTTTTTGTGTGATGTATGCGGGCATAAATGGAAAACATATTATAATAGCTACAAGTCTCTAGAACTGGGGGACACCTGTGAAAATTGTTTAAACCGACCGTCAGCTAACAAAACTTTCTTAGACAGTGTTGCCGAAACATATTTCATTAAGAGACTGGATAAATGAGCAGTGTGCCAAAGGGAGTTAAAATACAATGCTAAAACTTGAAATAATTCCGGGATTGAGACCCGAGGACAGCGAGTTTGATTGGGTTTACAAAGCACGTGATAAAGGGGAAGACCTTGAAGCAAACAGGGAATACCATGAGCAGTTCCCACCGCAAGTTGGTGACTTGGTTGTGGTTTTACACACGGCCTCTCATTACAAAATGCAAAAGCCGCATGTGACAAGAATTGAGGCCATAACAGACAGGGGAAGAATTGTTGTGGACCACGATCACGAGGCATGGGCAGGAAAATCATTCTGGAAGTCGGGGCAAAACTGCATGGCTCCAAAGGGGCAGTGTTGGTTGGTTCCTGCGGAACTTTATCAAGACATCCCGCTTACTAGGGAGAACGCCCGATTAAAGAGCAACGAAAACGGTTATTTGAGAGCCAGAGGAAGAAGGAGGGCATGGCAATGAAGCGTGAAGAAATTCTTAAAAAAGCAGAGTCCTTAGTCAACGGGCCACGGGCCAAAGAATACGGCGATGCGTATGAAAATCATGCTAGAATTGCCGCAATGTGGTCTATTCTTTTAGATAAAGAAGTCTCAGTGTCTCAAGTTTATCAGTGTATGGTTGCTGTGAAGCTTGCTCGTCTTAGGGTAACACCCGAACATGAGGATAGCTGGGTAGACATCTGCGGATATGGAGCTCTGGGTGGTGAAGAATAGAAAAGTTAATAAATCAGAACCCCTCATACGCTTTATTCGCG